TGGCCCAAGGTGATATGGGTCAGGCCATTTACTCTCCCATTCTAACAGCTTCGGCTTTGAGATGGAAAAAGACGCGGCTGGCTGCCGCGCCTTAAACCGTAATTATTATTGTAGGAGGTGATTTCATGAAAAGGGGAGGTCTATCCGTAGCAGTTATGGTTGCCACGGTTGTAATGGCACTTACTGTAAGCACCTACGCCATAACGGCTCGAGCTGTTAACCCTATAGTTGGTTTATCCTTCCAAGGAACGACTGCGGTTTGCCATGCGAAGTGTTTTGCTGGGAATGATAACGATAATATTCAGGCGACACTAACGCTCTATTGCGGAGCAAATCGCTTAGACTCTTGGGATGGTTCCGGCAAAGGAACCATAAGCCTTTCGGGAACTTGTCGGGTTGAGACTGGCAAACAGTATAAGCTGATATTGACATACTCTATTAACGGTAATACGAAAGTACCCGTTACAACTACAGCAGTCTGTTCTTAGAAGAAACATGTTTTAAGTCTAGAGGTGGTTCCAGTGCAGCATTAAGTTGAAGGCAGAGAATAATATAGATTTATACTAAATTAAAGTTAGAAAGGTTGCGATTATGATGCGTAGAATTGTAACATTATTATTAAGTACCTGCTTGGTTCTTTCCCTTTCAGTTCCAGCATTTGCTAACACGAAAGAAGAGGAAATGTCAAAACACGCTTCAGACAATACCCTCTCCAAATACGGAATTGCAACACAAGAAGATGCAATGCCTCTGATTTCAGAATTCAGTTTGCACTGCGCCCAGTCTTTTGGCAACACTACTCTTGACTTACCCGCCCGAGCGAAATGGGTTGCAGATACTTCTGCAGTTCTCGAAGACGCGTATGACCAAAATGTAATTGACGTGGTCGAGGATAGTGATTATATTATCTTTTATTATGACTACGATGAGTCAAAATTAGAAGATGGTCAACTTTTACTAACCAAGTATTTGAAGCCCGAGAGCAGTCTCGGTTTGCAAGCATCTCTTAATACAAAAATGAATTATGCTTGGGGATGGTCTCAGGGATATTCCTACAAAAACAACCAAAAATCAGCTTTGGCCAGTGTGGCAACCAATATTTTGTTGACCACTTTTACAGATAAGGTGTATAACCTTGGCACTATTTTCTCTGATGCAGTTTCAGTAATTGGGGCTACAGCAGACTACTCTAGGCCAATCACTGCTACCAACTGGGTTAAATTCTATTATTGCAATAAGATTGGATGCGTGCAGGCACCCAACTATGGATATTGGTTGCCATATGCCTATGTTGGAGAGCGAAGAGCATTTGATAAAGTCGAATCTATTATCTATGACACTGCTGGGCAGCCACACACTAAATCCTTCGTAGAGGAAAACGGCATTCCTTCTAACAATCCGACCAATTCTAAAAAAGTTCAAAAAAAGAGTCATTATGACGATGACGCTTGGATTATTAGAACGGCAATCTCGCAATATGAGAATGACGATGGCGTGTATAGTGATATCTATGAAGTTGTTGGCAATATTTCAGAGAAAATGCCGTGAAAAAAGCACGTAAGTTCATTATAGGCGGTATTACTTTAGCTGTGACAGTCCTCGCTGGAGCGCTAATTCGAACACCGACTTCCATAGACTATAGAGGTCAAATTGTTGAATACAGCACTGTAGATAGTGAAATTTCAATAGAACACGAAATCGTTATCGAGGGAATATACTATGATAGTTCATTGAACTACGACAGTTTCCAGGGAACATTCTATATCAGCGATATAGGAGGAATCGAAAAAAATCGCAATAATGCGCACTTCAACTTCAATCCTAAATATAGATATTGCCCCGAGTTCCAGAATGATTACGGAGAACCGATCAGTTCTAATATAGCACAAATTCTTTTCGATAAAAACTTTTCTACACTTGCTGTACAACTTGAAGGAATAGACGGAGATTCCCGTTTTCTTGTATTGAACGCATCTAACCGTGAAGATGCACTATCTCAGTACGCATATCTTCTCGATGCAAAAGAACTTAAATTCTAACATCTAATATTGTGAACGAGAGCTGTGATTAACTCACAGCTCTCGTTTCCTGCACGTAACCACAAAACCTGACCACACATGAATACTCTTTGTTGGGTATTCCTTTTGGCATAGATAAGCACCCCATTCCTTAGTACCAAGTATTTCCCATACTTGTCTAACAAATGGGGTGCTGTTCACATTTAAACTGTCCCTCTTCTTACTGTACAACATCGCCTTATCATCGTTTTGTAGTACATCAACGTGAAGAGGATTTTGCGTATTAAATCTGAATCAAATCATTTACCATCTCATAAACAATAGCTTCGCCCGTCAGTTCGCTGGTACGGTAGATACTCTGACAGAATGCCCGCAGGCTGAAATCCATACCAGCATACCCTTGATCCAACAAGATGCCGGTGATCGTAAAGCGACGTCTCACTTGTTCTTCCTGCAATCGGGATATAAACTCCGGTGGCAGGACACATTCACCGTCAGTTATGAACACAATATCAGCATTTTCAAAGTCTTTCTCCTCCATCAGTCGCAGCGCCTCATTCAGCGGTGCGCAAAAATCTGTACCGCCATCGAGAAATGTCTCCGCTGCACGCAATCTATCCTCTACCGTTGTCTGTTTTGGAAAGAATAAATCTGTCTTGATGGTGCCGAAATCGGAGAAGTGAATAAGGGCAAACCTGCGCCCCTCGCTCTCTGCAATCTCCAGTAGCGTCATGGCGACCGCCTTTCCCCAGGCAGCACACTCTCCAGCAGTAGAACTAGACTCATCCAGGCAGCAGATGATATCGCCTGCGCCCTTATAGACGGGTTCTCGCCTGCGGTACTGCTTGATCTGGCGGCGCTGATACTTCCGCAGGAACATCGGCAGTGTCTCCGGCGCAGCCAGCATGGCAAGTTCCGAGGTCAGTGCACGAGAGAGGTCGCTGCCAAGCTCCAGCGAGTATTTTTCGCCTCGTCCATAGGTATATCCATTCTGTTTCTTGTGGGCGAGTATTTCTCGAAAGCGGCCAAGATATTTAGAAATATCCCTCAACGCCACGCTTTCATGCACACGCTTCAAAAGAGCCAGATTTTCCGGCGTTCTTTGGAGGTTTCTGGGTTCGCTGCTCCACGCACCGATGATACCCTGTATCTCTTTCGCTCTCTCCGCAGCAGTTGCTACGGCAGCTTGAACGGTGCTCTTGATCTCATCCTTGCCTTGCAGGGCACTGTCGTCAATGAGCTTCGTGACCGCCGCTACCTGATGATGCTTTCCCTCTGCTTCGTTGGCGGCCTTGACCACGTCCGCATCCAGTACAGGATCACTACGGTGGGAGACGCTGCGCTGCTCCAGAAGGTCATTCAACCGCTTTACAGCCTGATCTTCTGATTGTTCGAGCTTTTCCAGCGTATGAAGTGCCCCTTGCTTTCCAGCAAGCTGCGGGAGCAGATCGTCCAGTTCTCCGGATACCTTGGAAATGAACTCTGATGCCGCTTCATAGGCAGGAAGCTCCCTGCCTTCGCAGACTTCCTTGAGTGTGGGATATTCCTCGCTCTTCGTCATGTGCTCCAAGATCGGCGCGTTGAATTTGCGTGCCGCCACGGAAAGAGATATCTCCTCATTGCGCCGGGGTACAAGGGAGTAGAAGGACTGGAATACATCCTGCGAGAGTGCAGGAAAGGACTTCAGCTTCTTTCCTGCGTCCTGCTCGATCTCATCCATAGCGGCATCTTCTGTACGCAGGTCATGGTAGATGCTGCTCTCCAGCTTGGTAGAGCGCAGCACCCGGTCGGTTTTCCGGTGCCTCTCTGCCGGCGGAGATAATACCCAGCGCGAAGCAAGGACATCCTGAATGGTTCGGTAGGGCTTCAGCAAGGCTCGTCACCTTCTTTCATTTCAAAGCTCTTGATCCACGCGATCAAAATGGCGTTGGCCTTTTTCTGGGAGCCACGGAGCTCGGGAAATTCTGACTGCAGGTAGGGCACGGCTCCGTACATATTCGTTTCACCGCTCTGTCGGAGCTTTTCCAGAAAGTCAAAGTATTTCTGATAATTCTCTTCTTTGGTATAGGCATTTAAGTACATATTGTAGTCTCCCTTGCGGGTAATGAGCCTGATCCAGAAAACGCACAGCTCACCTACATAGTAGAAGCTGAACTCATCCTTATTCTCCTTGGCGATACAGGCATCCGTGTGCTCGCCGCAGAATTTCCGCAGCGTGGTAAGATCCTTTAAGGCATTCGGTGCAGTCAGTGCATCATAAACGCGGTCGATTTCTTTGCAGATTTCCTGAGTAGCAAGCGCTCTGTGGCAGGGCCACACGGTATTGTACCAGCGCCAGCCATCGTAGTCGGCACGGATATGACCGATCTTACGCCGGGGCTCCGGAAAGGAACAGCCCTCTATTGTTTCCGTATCCTCAAACACCTCGGGGAAAGGGCACTTTATCAGAAGCTGCGATAAGATATTATCTTTCATGGTGTACCTCCGTCACGCTGCCTTGGCAGGAAAGAATTGCTTTGCCCTTGTGAGGAGCCACGCTTTGACGCCGTTGCGGCAGGTCATGCCGCTGACCTGGCTGTTACAGGTCGACATTGCACACATGGCGCAGGCGTAGATATCATTATCCAGCACAATCTCCTCGGATAGCTGGTCAATAAACCACGCAAGATCCGTAGGGAGCGTGTAGGGAGCAAGGCCCTTGGCGCAGTGACCGCACAGCACGATGCCCGTAGTGACGGGCTTTTTGCAGATAGCACAGCTTGGCATAACATCTGATGGGTGTAGGCGGGGGAATTGTAGACGGTGTTGCGGCAGTGCTGCAGCTGAACCAGTTTCTTTCCGCCGCTGGGATTTTTCTCGGTCATGTAGTAAGAATCGTTGCAAGTATCACAGTTTCTTTCCGTATTGTTCAATCGGTGTCCTCCCGTTTATTTTTTCTTGCCTCCGCTGCATCAAACGACGGAGCCAGTTCATAGCCGCACTCCGTTTTATAGAAGAAGGCAGGCCTGAGCCCGTCGTCGATCTCTACCACATAGTGTCGGTGAACGGCCACATGGAGCGTTTCGGCGTCAGGCGCATCGTTGCAGATCTTGGCAAATTCCCGCGGTGTAAGGTCGGTGTGCAACTCATAGAGTGGTGCATACCGCCAACCGTCCGGAGAAATATCCATGCCGAGGTCATGACAGAGCATCTCGTGCAGTCTCCACTCATTTTTATTTTTGAAGCAGTAGACTCGCAGTTCACAGGGCTTTTTCCGTTTTGGGCACCAGTCCGGCACATAGATCTTGGGGTCACTGCGTTTGAATTTACGCGCCCGCTTTCCACCGGTGCAAAAACGCTCCCCCATGTGCATCATGACACCCATCTGCTTTGTGGGGATACTTTTCGTATATTGGAGTTCACATTCACATCCGATACAAGTTTCTTTTCGTAACTGCATTTCTACCTCCTTACTCGGTGAGCGCTTCGCTGCGGTTTTCCAGGTGGTCAAACACACTGTCCACCTTATCGCAGTCAAAGCCCTTAATCATGCCATAGTCCTGACAGAGCGACAGGACCGCTTTGAACAGTCCCTTACCTGCGCCGGCCTCTGCATCGCTCAAATGCGTATCTTCGCGGATGGAAGTGAGGCAGTCGTTCAGGTCGGTGCGGGTGTTGGTAAAACGGCTATAGCTTGGATTCGGCGTTCTTAGTTCATCCTCGGGTGCCAGGAAAAGCGGACTCTCGATGATCTCATATCAGCCAGACCTCACAGGCTACCCCGAGCCACTCAAAAAGGCGTACCAAGAGCGCGAAAAGGGGAACACTCCGCCATAAGGCCACAGAGCCCCGCTGTGCGCGTTTTGCTCTCGGCAGGGTAATTTGACGGGTGCGGCAAGTAAGGGGCGTGCGCACGCGCTCTAACGCCGTTTCCGGGCGGTTCGCGGCGACACCAAAGGAGGACAGATGCAAATGGATGGTTTTTTGACCCTGAAAGGCAGCAATGTGGAGCTCGTGGGAGCGCCGGAGACGATCTTCGTCCTCCCCATCGGCCACGTTGTCAGCTCGAAGGGTGAGTTTGATGTAGACGATGAGAGCTACAAGGCGATGAAGGCGCAGATCGCCAAGCGCGGCGTGGATCTCGTCGTTGACTACGAGCATCAGACGCTCAAAGGGTGCGAGGCACCCGCAGCCGGATGGGTGAAGGAGCTGAAGCTGGAGGACGGGCAAATCAAGGCCGTCGTCGAGTGGACGCCCCGAGGGGCGCGGTACCTTGAGAACAAGGAGTACCGCTACCTCTCCCCGGTCGTGAATGTCCGCAAGGCGGACAACAAGGCGGTCGGGCTCCACTCGCTGGCACTTACCAACACTCCGGCGATCGAGGGGATGAACCCCATCGTCAATTCAGACAATTTTGAAGGAGGACAACATTCTATGGACATCAAGAAGCTGGCGGAACTGCTCGGTTTGAGCGAGGACGCCACGGAGGAGCAGGTCGTGGAGGCACTCAAGGTTTGCCTCGCCGAGAACCGCAGCCTCAAGGAAGCGGAGAAGCAGCCGCCCGAGAACGTCGTGGCGAACAAGGCTGTCTGCGAGCTGTTGGGTCTGAAGGCGGGCGCTGCCGCCGAGGACGTGACCGCAAAGATCATGGAGCTCAAGAGCGGCACGGTCGACGGCGTCAACCTCGCCGAGGAGCTGAAGGCGCTCAAGCAGCAGAATGCGGAGCGCGAGGCCAACGACGCTGTCATCCTTGCCCTGAAGGCGGGTAAGATCACCCCGGCGCAGAAAGAATGGGCTAAGAGCTACGCCCTGAGCGACCCGAAGGGCTTCGGCTCCTTTGTGGAGAAGGCCCCGCAAATCGTGCCGATGGACAAGATTGAGCTGGACGACGTCAAGGCCCTCAAGAGCGACGCGCTGGACGCCGACACGCTGCTGGTCTGCAAGCAGCTCGGAATCTCGCCCGACGACGTCAAGAAGTACGGTATGAAGGAGGACTAAGATCATGGCAAAACTGACTGATGTGAGAGATACCCCTGAGATCGCCAACGGCGCAAAGGTCATCGCGGTGCCTGTGAAGGGCGGTACCACCATTTATCAGGGCGCACTCGTCGCTCTGGACGCGAGCGGCTACGCAATCCCCGGCAAGAAGGTCGAGAGCCTGACCGCTGTGGGCCGCGCCGAGGAGACGGTGACAAATACGGGCGCAGACGGCGAGTTGGTCATCCGCGTCGCTCGCGGCGTATTCGTCTTTGACAACACCGCTACCGCTGCGAATAAGATCACCGCCGCCCATGTTCTCAAGCCCTGCTACATGGAAGACGACCACACCGTCACGGCGCTCGCCACGGGCGCGTCCGTGGCTGGCACCGTCATCCGCGTGGATGACGAGGGCGTCGCCGTCGAGTGCGGAGGCTACATTCCCACTGCTGCCGCCGCAAGTGTGGGCGGCTAATCGAGTAAGGAGGTACATCCATTATGATCATCACCCCGCAGGCCCTTAGAGGCATCTATACCGCCTTCAACACGGTCTTTAACAAGGCGTTTGAAGGGCAGCATCCCACCTATGAAAAGGTCGCGACCGTCGTGCCCAGCACCAGCGAATCCGAGACCTACGCATGGCTCGGTGACATCCCCGGCATGAGGGAGTGGATCGGTGAGCGCGAGATCCAGAACCTCTCCGGCTCCGCCTACACCATCAAGAACAAGGACTTCGAGCTGACTGTCGGCGTAGACCGCAACGCGGTCGAGGACGACAAGATCGGCCTCTACAATCCTTCCATTCAGATGCTCGGCGAGTCCGCCGCGCTGCATCCCGACGAGCTGGTCTACGGTCTGCTGGCCAACGGCTTCACCGAGAAGTGTTACGACGGCAAGGCGTTCTTCGCTACCGACCATCCTGTCGGCAAGGACAAGGCAAGCAACAAGGGCACCGCGAAGCTGAGCATGGACGCCTACAAGACGGCGCGTACATCCATGATGAGCCTGAAGAACAGCAAGGGCCGCCCTCTGGCGCTGGTTCCCGACCTGCTGGTCGTGCCGCCCGCACTGGAAGCGGACGCCCGCGACATCCTCGTCGCCGACTTCATCAACGGCACGAAGAACACCATGCAGGGCACGGCGGAGATCCATGTGGAGCCTCGCCTCGCAAGCGACTCCGCTTGGTTCCTGCTCTGCACCAAGCGTCCCGTCAAGCCGCTGATCTACCAGCAGCGCAAGAAGGCGAAGTTCGTCTCCAAGACCAACGAGACCGACGACAACGTCTTCATGAGCAAGAAGTTCATCTACGGCGCAGACTCTCGCGGCAACGCGGGCTTCGGCTTCTGGCAGATGGCCTACGGCTCTGACGGCACCACCACCTAAACCGCCCGGGGCAGAAAGGAGGGACAGCATGAGCTACAGCACACGCGCTGAAGTGCGGGACATGGTCAAGGATGACGCGCTCAACGCGATCATCGGCGACACCTTCATTGAAGACCCCGTCGAGCGTGAAGAGCTGGTCTCCCCGATCATCGATGCGGCGATCGCCGACGCGGACGCAGAGATCGACGGCTACCTCGCCAAGAGGTACGCCGTCCCTCTGGCCCCGGCCCCGAGGGTCATCAACAAGTTCTCCAAGGATATCGCGGTCTACAATCTGTTCTCCCGCATCGGCATCGACGAGGGGACGGATCAGAAGACCTACCTGAACCGCTACAACGCGGCGATCAAGTTCCTCACGCTGGTCGCGGAGGGCACGGTGTCCATCGGCACGGAGACGGAAGACCCGGCGAGCGCAGCGGCGGGTGGTTTTAAGGTCAAGTCCAACAGCCGCCTGTTTACCCGCGAGAAGATGAGGGGGATGTAACGCATGGCCATGTACAGCATCCGGCTCGACGGCGACACGCGGGCGATGCTCCGCAGGATCAGGAGCTTCTCGGAGATCGACAAGCAGGGCATCAATGCGGCACTGGCTGAGGGCGCGCGCGAGTCGACGCTGGAACGGTTCAAGCAGAGCAAAGGCCCGGACGGGCGCAGATGGAAGACCTCCATCCGCGCCGCACAGGAGGGCGGCAAGACGCTCATCCAGTCTGCACAGCTCCGCAACTCCATCCACGACAAGTCGGACGCCTCCGGCTTCGCGGTCGGCACGAACGTCAAGTATGCGGCGACGCATCAGTTCGGAGAACCGGGCCGCACCATCCGGGCGCGGAAGAAGAAAGCCCTCCGTTTTCAGGTGGGCGGCAAGTGGGTCACGAAGAAGCAAGTCCGCATCACCATCCCGGCCCGTCCCTTCCTCGGTCTCTCAGAGGACGATATGCAGGAGATGAAGGCGACGGTCGAGGAGTTCATCCAGAAGGAGGATTGATCTCTTGCTCTACACGGAAAGCAAGCAATATCTCATCGACAAGCTGAAAGCGGCGGGCATCAAGTCCAAGCCGTTTACCACAGAGAAGGCTCTGGAGAAGAGCCAGGAGTCCCACATCGGCGCGGTCTTGTTCGAACGTGAGACTTTCACCCGAAACGGTTCCAAAAAGAGATACAGAGACGAAGAGGGAACGCTGCACAAAAGGCGGAAGATCATGGAACGGACGACCACGTTCGGCGTGATCATCGGCGGCTACACCGATAATGAAGTCGAGGAGATATTTGACCGCTTTGTGGCGAGTCTTGACCGTGGCATCTACATCGACGGCAACTTCGTCCCCATTGAGATTGAGGGAGCGGATTGGGTCGACAAGGACGACTCACTCCTGAAAGCACAGGTCGCCGTGCAGGTGATGATCACCTTCAACGGCGGCGTTTACCGCGACACGGGCTTCGCACCTCTGACCGATGTCAGAGTGACGTCCGTGGAGAAGATCACATGAAAGGAGCCTACAGATGGCGACTAAAACACAGAAGCCGGAAGGCGCTGCCGCACCGGAGCTTGTGCCGATCGACAAGCTCCGTGAGCAGCACAAGGTTGGGCGTGCCACCTACGCGGGCGTATGCGCCGCGAATGGCTGGCGGCCCGGTAAGGCGATGACGGAGGACGAGTTCCTCGCCGCCGTCGCCAAGTTCAACAACAGCCCGATGAACGGGCGTAAGAGCAAGGAGGCGAGGAAGTAATGCTTAGAGATGTACGCAGCAACGTCACGGACGGACTGCTCGGCTTCGCCACGGCAACGGGCGACGGTCTGCACATCAAGATCGGCGTCTCCCCCTCTGTCACCGAAAAGCCCATCACCATCCTCGGCAGCATGGGCGCAAGCACCATCAAGTCCAAGCTGGGCCTGTCCCCGCTGGCCGATGCGGTCATGGACGCGGTGCAGGGCGGCGCGGCCCGTGTGTTCTGCATCCCCGTCGCCGCGAGCACCGCTGGCACGATCGGCGAGGTCACGAAGACGGGCGACGGCGGCGGCAGCGTGACCGTGCAGGGCTCGCCCAACAATGCCTACGCGCTCACCGTGCGCTTCACCGCGCAGGGCGGGCTCAACACCGCAGCCTTCGTCTACTCCATCGACGGCGACAACTTCTCGGATGAGATCACCGTCCCCGTCACTGGCAGCTACGAGATCGAGGGCACGGGCCTGACGATCAAGTTCACCGAGGCGAGCTCGCCGGATCAGAAGCCCAGTTCCTTCCTCGTGCGCGACACCTACACCCTCAAGACCACTGCACCGAGCATGACGAACGGCGATGTGCTGGGCGCGATTGAGAAGATCAAGAGCTTCAACGAGGAGTTCGAGTTCGTCCACATAGTCGGCGAGAGCACGGTGGAGCTGTGGGAGGCGGTCAGTGAAGCACAGAAGGAGCTGATGACGGTCTGCCACAAGCCCTGCTTCTTCCTCATGGAGGCCGCCTATCCCGCCGACGAGGCGGATGGTGACCTGAGCGATTGGGCGCTGAAGATGGAGGCAGACCGTAAGCGGATCAAGAACTCCGACATTCAGGTCTGCGCCGCATGGGGTCGCCTTGTGCGGCTGGACGGCACCACGCAGATTGTCAACCTCGCGGGCCTCGCCTCCGGGCGCTACGCCATGACGAAGGTGAGCGTGTCCATCGGCAAGACCAAGGACGAGGACGCGCTGGGCTTCCCCAAGACGAAGCTGCTGGAGCTGGTTCCCATCGGCTACGACAGCACCGTCATTGAACTGCTGGACGTCGCGGGCTACATGACCTTCCGCGAGTACGACGGCCTTGACGACATCTTTGTCTATCACACGAAGATGATGTGCAAGGACGGCAGCGACTTCCGCTATGCCGAGGATGTGCGTGTGAAGAACAAGATCATCCGCGAGACACGCAAGAAGGCGCTGCAGTTCAAGAACGACGACATCGACCTTGAGGACATTCAGGGCGAGCTGGACGCGCGGGCGAAGTTCATCAGCGTGCCGCTTGACCGCATGGTGGAGGACAAGGAGATCAGCTCCTATGAGACCACCGTGGACGAGAGCTGCTACGATACCTTCCTCGAAGATGAGACCATGAGCGTCATCATCCGCTACCTCTCCAGAGGCTATATCCGCGAGGTCGTTATCGACATCGGGCGCTCGGCTCTGAGCAGCAACTAAGGGAGGAGGACAGGCAATGCTGAAGGTAAACGGAAAAGCCTATGATTGGGGCGACGTGGATCTGAAAATCCCCGGCCTGAACATTCAGGTGCAGGAGATCAGCTATGACGACGAGCTGGAGATAGAGGAAGTCTACGGCTACGGCTCCAAGCCGCGCGGCTACGGCACAGGCAACTATAAGGCGTCCGGCAAGCTCTCCATGCTCCGCGACGACTACGACGATCTGCTGGCCTACTGCAAGCAGAAGGGAGTTCCCTTCTACAAGATGGAGCTGCCCTCCATCATCGTCTCCTACGCCAACGAGGGCGCACGCACGAAGATCGACGAGCTGAAGAAGGTCAAGTTCTCCAAGCGCAGCAACAAGGCAGCGCAGGGCGACAAGAGCCTCACCGTCGACGTCGACATGATGATCGTCGGCGGCGTGTATCAGGACGGCGTCGCACCCGTCTAAGGACAACATTTTTGAGAATAACAAGGAGGAAGTCACACTATGGAAAGCACCAACAACCAGACCCCCGCCCGCAGCAGCGAGGAACAGCTCAAGGCCAAGTACGGCGGCAAGCTCTACCGCGTCGGCATCACCGTCCCTGTGGATGATGAGAGTGAGAAAGAGTTCTCCTACTACTTCAAGCGCCCCACCGTCCCCAGCTATGACCGCTACATCAAGACCGCTGCGCAGGGCATCACCAAGGCAAGCAAGGCGTTCATGCTGGACGCGGTCATCGACGAGGACGCCGAGCGTCTGACGAAGGACATGGAGGAGAACCCCGGCATCGCGATCTCCATCGGCAATAAGCTGACGGAGATCCTCGGCCTGACGGGTACGGCAAATTTGAAGAAGCTCTAAGAGAACGGGTCGCGGAGGTACGGGAGAGCTTCGTGGAGCGCGGGCTCCTTGAGATCTATCGTTTTGTGCCTCCGCCTCTCTTAGAGACCTTTGACCCCGAAACGATTGACGACGTCGACGAGTTCCTCGGATGGGTCGCAAAGGCCCGCTTCATGCAGGAGCTTGAGGAGGGCATCGTCACCCGGGCGATCGTGCGAGCGTTCCCCGAGTGACGGCCTCCCGTCGCCGATCGTTTTTCCGCCTCTATCTCAAACTGGAGGTGAAAGCAGAAAATGAGTTTAGAGTCCGTATTTAAGCTGTCGCTCATTATGAACATGATCGACAACCTCTCCGGGCCGATGGCGGGCGTGGCGTCCAAGGTCGGCGCAAACGTCTCCAAGCTGGACGCCGCAAGCCAGACCTTCGGCAGCATGGCAAAGGCGGGTGCGGCGATGCAGGAGACGGGCTCACAGATCGTAAACGCTGTGCTCGCCCCGGTAGAGGCGACCTTTGAAACGCGGCGTGCGCTGGGCGAGTTGGCCTCGCTGGGCGTCCAAGACCTCAAAGCGGTCGAGAACGCCGCACGCAGCTTCTCCGATCAGTGGGCGGGCACGTCGAAGGCGGACTTCATCAGCGCGGCCTACGACATCAAGAGCGGCATCGCCTCCCTCTCTGATGAGGGCGTCGCAGAGTTCACAAGCCTCGCGGCCCTGACCGCAAAGGCGACGAAGTCCACGGCGGGCGAGATGACCTCGCTGTTTGCCACAGGCTACGGCATTTATAAAGACTACTACAGCGACCTGAGCGACATGGAGTTCGGCGAGATGTTCTCGGCTGGCATCTCCGACGCCGTCCGAGCGTTCAAGACCTCCGGCTCCGGCATGGCACAGGCAATCCAGAACCTCGGCGCATCGGCGACCACGGCGCAGGTGCCGCTGGAAGAGCAGCTCTCCGTCTTGGGTATGCTGCAAGCAACGATGGGCGGCGCGGAAGCGGGCACGAAATACAAAGCCTTCCTCCGCAGCGCCACCAAGGGCGGCGAGGCGCTGGGGCTCAAGTTCACAGACGCCAACAACCAACTCCTGAGTATGCCGGAGATCCTCGACATCCTGCGGGGCAAGTTCGGCGAGACAATGGACGCCGCCGAAAAGATGGAGCTGCAGAAAGCCTTCGGCGACACCGAGGCCGTAGCGCTCATCGACCTGATGTATAACAAGGTCGGCGACCTGCAGGACAACATCGTCAATATGTACGGCTCGCTCGGAAAGGGCGTGTCGGTCACGGAGCAGATGGCCTCCGCCATTCAGGAGACGGAGCCGGAACGCTTCGAGCGACTCAAGCAGCGCATCCACAACGTCACTGAGAGCATCGGCAACTCCCTGCTCCCCACGGTCAACGACCTGATGAGCAAGGGCGAGGGCGTGCTGACGAAGGTCGGCTCGTGGATCGAGAAGAACCAAGAGCTCGTCAAGGTCATCATGCTCATCGTTCTTGCGGTGGGCGGTTTCCTCGCTGTAGGCGGCACGCTGATCGCCCTGATCTCCGGCGTCGGCCTCGTCGTGACAAAAACGGTCAGCGCGTTCAAGATACTCAAGGGCGGCTTCGCACTGGCGCGAGGGGCGCTCACACCGCTCATATCCTCGGTGTGGAGCTTCACGGCGGCGCTGCTGGCCAACCCCGTCACATGGGTTGTCATTGGCATTGTGGCCCTCATTGCGGCGCTGGTGCTACTCTACAACAAGTGTGAGTGGTTCCGCAATGCGGTCAACTCCGTCATCAACTTCTTCAAGGGAACGCTGACGGCGGTGGGCTCGGTCGCGAAGTCGGTGTTTGAAGGCATCGGGAACGTGATTGGCTCCGTCATGGACGCGGCAAAGGCGACCGTGTCCGAGAAGCTGTCCAACATCAAGACGGCCTACGAGGAACATGGCGGCGGCATTTCCGGCGTCGCAGCGGCGGCGATGGAGGCGGTCAAGGGCTGGTACACAGCGGGCTACACCTTCATCGACAACCTCACGGGCGGCAAGCTCTCGGAGATCCGTGGGAAGTTCTCGACGGCCATGAGCAACATCGTCCAAGGCATCTCACAGAAGTTCACCGACGCACGCACCGCCTTCTCCAATGGCCTGAACAACATCAAGAACGCCGTCTCCGGCGCGGTCACGTGGTTCTTCGAGTCCGGCAAACGGATCGTGTCCACCTTTGCAAACGGCATCAAGTCCGCCTTCAGCAGCGCGGTCGAGGCCGTAAAGGGCGGCTTGCAGAAGATCCGCAACCTCCTCCCGTTCTCTGACGCGAAGGAGGGGCCGCTGTCCACGCTGACCCTGTCCGGCCAACGCACCATGACTACCTACGCTCACGGCCTGACGCTTGCGGGCGACGCCCCGGCAGAGGCGATGAACAAGAGCCTCCAGCAGGTGCAGGGCGCTCTTGACCGCAAGCCGGAGAAGAAGGTCGACCTCGGCGGCGGGAAGAAGGACAAGGACGAGAGCAGCGATGAGGGCGGCTCCGGTAAGGGCAAGCAGGTCATCATCCACAAGCTGCTCGTCCCGGTCGACCTCAAGAAGATCAAAGACCTGCAGCAGCTCCTCGCTCTTTTGCAGGAGGTCGAGGACTACGCAGCGGCCAACGAGGACGGCGAACCCGGCGACGACGAGGACGCCGCCCCGGCCCCGGCATAAGGAAGGAGGACGCTATGATCTATGTAGAAGACGAGCTGATCAAGCTCAACGGCGTCGTCCTCCCTGGTCTCGTCAAAAGCATCGAGGTCATTGAGACCGCGAAGGTGGACGAGCAGGAGGTCGAGGGCAGCGCCACTAAGCCGAAACAGGCAACGGGCTACGAGGACGCCAAGGTCAACATCGAGCTGATCATCGACGACACGCCCTCGCAGACCAAGTACCAGCGATACGCAACGCTCCGGGCGATCTTCCGATCGCCCGGGCAGAGCGTGCCGCAGCCCATCCCCATCATCAGCGAGGACACCGCCGCCCACGGCGTGGAGAAGGTCATCTTCAAAAAGCTGTCCCACAAGGGCGAAAACAAGCGCGGGCAGCTTACGGCTACGCTGGAGCTGTGGGAGTACATCCCACAGACCATCACGGCAAAGTCCGGCTCCAGTTCCGGCTCCGGCAAGTCCGGCGGCGGCGCGGCGAGCAATCTGAAAGCGGACTACAAGAGCTACCTGAGCAACGAACGGGGTAAGTCCCCCGCACGGGATGACGCAGACGCCACGGCGGCGATGAACAAAGTGACCGCCATGCCGTACTAAAGCGGGCTGGGCGGTCAAGCATGTGCAGCAGGCGGAAGAGGTACGGCGCAACATAGCCGCCTGTCCCGCCTGCGCCCAGCATCACAACCTTTACCGGACGATCCATTGGAAATTTCATCACCACACCTCCGAAAGGAACTCTCGAAGGCTGCGCTTTTTCTCTTTTTTCGGCAGAGCGCTGCGGACACTGACCTGTTCCAGCCATTCCTGCGGGAACGGTTGCTCCAGCCCCTCAATGACCTCAGCGGGATCAATGGGGACGAAGCTGTCGCCGCAGAAGATGCGAGCCTTGAGTGTCGGGTAGAAATGGTCAAGCTCTCCAAGGACAAAGTAAAGCCCCACGGAGCGCTCGTCCCGGTCATCTTTTCTCGAGAAAAAGGCGTCCATGCTGTTGTGGGAGTGGATGTCGGCGTAGCAGATATACCGCTCCTCATCGTCATAGGGGCAGTCATGGAGATTGGCCTCCACTTCCTCCTTGCAGGCGCTCTGTTTGGGAACATAGGCGAAAAAGCGTTTTTCCGCCTTATCCCAGTAGATCAGAGCCAGCGCCTCGTTTTCCTCGTTCTCCGTCATGAAGGCGCGGAAGAAAGCGATGATTTGGCCCATCAACTGAGCAGGGATCTTCGGCAGAGCCGGGGCAAACCCGGCTCTGATCTCCGAAAAATCCACTACATTATTTTTGGGGGCGATAAACTCGCCCTGCTCCATCTTGCGAAGCTCATAGATCCTGCCGTCACGGGCGGGAACCAGGCAGATGACCTTATCCGACGCCCGCGCCTCTTCCAGAGAACCGAATTTGCCCTTATAAGCGGCGTTGCCCTTAGTCTTCATCTCCACCTTGGGCTTCACATAGCAGCAGGGATCTTTTTCTTTTGATTTTTTGAGGGCCGCCAAGAATTCGTGAGACCGTTCAATCGTCTCTTTCACAGAAATGATCGTGGTGCCCTTGGGGTCTTTGATCTCCTTGCGGATACCGCAATATTCCACACTCCACGACACTCTCTTACCTTCCTCAAGGTCGGTAAAGTCCTCGGATTTGCGGATACGCAGTTCCTCAAATGTCATGGAGGGTTCCTCAATCTCCTCTTTGACACCCTTGTGATAGAAGACCGGCGGCTTTTCCAAAAGCCCTTTCTTGGTGTTCTCCGCTGTTTTCTGTTCAAAGGCCGCAGCGATGGGATTTTCTGCGGCTGCGCTCACCTCCGGCTGCGCAAGTGCAGGCTTTTCCGCAGGCGGGGCAGCGGTGGGTTTGGGTGCAGGTGCCGCAGGCGTTTCAGGCTCCTTGGGTGTTGGAGCAGACGCTGCGGCAAGATTCGGTGCAGGCACCGGCTCAGCAGGCTCCGCAGGCGGCTCCTGCGCTTCGGGTGCCGGATCAGATGCTGCAGCCTCCACAGGAGATGCAAAGGGATTGCTTTGATCTGCCCCTGTGCTGTCTTTGAAAATCGCCTCAATGTCCAGACCTTCCTCACCGGATATCTCGCCAAAAGGCCACGCGCTATTGCTGGATTCACTCATAAATGCTTGCTCCTTTCGATTTTGGGACAAAAAAAGACCGCAACTGCTCCCATGAGCAATTACGGTTTTTCTTATCCTTATTTCATTCCAGTTCGTCCGAGTCTCTGACGGAGGGCGCAATGACCCCCTTTCCGTCGCCGTTCCTCCCTAACTTACTCCGCCCTGACTTACTTCGCCCTGAAATACAGCTCTATTCTACTGTTTTATACTTTTCCTGCATAGTTGGAGGTTTTCCATAGTCCCGAGTTTTCTCAAATAATGCCTTGTGACTTCAGCAAATAGAGTTTATACGTTTACAATCCGTTACACTGCCCCCCTTTTGATAATTGAACGATATAGCATTAAAAGTCATGATTCTTGTCGTTCTATCGCTGTATTATGTTCTTGATATGTCTCTGTCCAACGACAGATTGTACAAGTCTTGTGCTATATATTTCATAGAAATGTCAAAATATCAATAATCATGGAAATAACGTGAGAAAATGTGGCATATTTGCATTTATAGGATAAAAGAAGAATTCTTAAAAATGATAGTTGAATGCACAACCACTCTAATTCCATTTTTGCCGTTTCAATTAAATCAGGAACGGAAATCAGGGGGGTAAGTCCAATGTTCTAATGTTATGTTGTACGTTCTAAAAATATAGTTTCTTATGAGATAGTAATTCACATTTGTATTTAGAGAAAAGGAGGCCAGAAAACATGAAAAACGTGCGTAACTTTTATTATCGCTTGATTTGCGCTTGCTTAGTTTTAGCCGTTATAGGGAGCAACACACTTGTCTTTGCCTCTAGTCCTGATGATATTCATAGTCAAGAAAACAATTTCTGTCAGGAACTAAGCGGTATTCCAATCTTTTTTGATTTTGTTGCACCCATTAACTCAGATTCAAAACAATCCTCGCTATCCCTATCGGACTCAAATGAAATTTATACAGATACTGAAGCAATTGTAAATGAGCAATTAGAAATATGTGAATCTATGCAGCTTTCAACCACAGAGCGACAAATCGTGTATGCCCAGAGCCCCTTTTATCAGACATTAGAAAGAGCAGAAAAAATCATAGCTGATGGTGGGCTTGTAAAAGGAATCCATTTTCTATTTCCTATTGCAGAAAATGGAAGCGATTTGTCAGTGAGTACTATTCTATCCAGCAATGATTGGCGCGATTATACAATGCCCTTAAGAACATATAATGGATATGAATTTCGATATCTTGATTCATATGTTGATGGGGAGACTGGATACATTAACGTAGATGACATAGGAACTGTTGAGTGGAGAAAAGTTGTAAGTTCGGGATTAAAAGCACTATTTCCTACCGTCGTTTCGGCTGCAGGCGCACCAGTCGCAGGAAACGCCCTCGGGGTTTCAATTACACTTAGTGATACAATCTCCCCATTAAGTGTTCGACCCAACTTAACCTATTCATATAGCGCAGTATCTTATGTCAAATATAACGCGATATATAGAAATTATATGCGTTCGTTCTATATTAGTGACAAAGACAACCTTATACCCGGCTATGATTTTTATATTGTCGGAGCGGCTGAAAAAGTTGAAGTAGACAATCATATTTCTACACGGTGGCCTACTATTGATAGCTGGGACACTTATAGCGGTCAGGTTGGTTCAAGACATACCATCTCAACTCCAGGTTTCTACGGATCCTCATCTTTTCTTTCAAGTCTTATTCAAAGCTATCAACTTCAGCGAAACTATTATGAAAACATAGAATTAAAAAAAGAATTGATTAACATTATACTGAATTCCAGCTACTAACCTGGTAGTTAATAGACTATATTTCCAACACATGTTTTAGGAAATATACCCCATAGATGTTTTAACCTTGATACCTCCAAAGCAACTATACACAGAAATGATGGTTGATGAACTTCTTAACAAGTGCAACTAACTAAGGCGGTAAACAATACCCCCTTTGCACTTATTCTAACAATTTTGACCACAAATATAGGATAGGGCACAGTAGATAACTGTGTCCTATCCCATCTATCCTATAATATAATGGGAGGCGATTTTAATTTGATGCGGAACATGGCACAACGACTGTTTAAGGGCAAGCGGCTTATATATCTTTCGATAATACTCTTAGCCCTCGTTCTACTGAATTTAGGATTAAGTGTTATTATGCGTTGGCAAAAGCAGGAAACTTGTGAAAGCATTGCTGATGTTTGGAAAGATGTAGGCCACCTTGTATCTCAGAAATATGACACAGATATGGATTTGATCCATAATTTGAGTTTAGTTAAAATCTATTTTAAGTCTAATCTTTTAGATGGAATTCTATATGAGTGGCGTTATATAGAAAAGAGCGGATTACTCCCCCCCACAGCACAGACCACAAAATATATAAGTTTAGATGCTGAAGGGCAAAATAACTCAAGTCCACAGAATGGAGAATCTTATTCGATTCCTATGGTGCTGATAATCAGCGCTGAAGAAACAATATTCCACAACAATCCTAACTTCTTCGATTATACTAAGAAAATTAGCACCGTTGATGTCGATGGTAGAGCTATTTATTCGGTTGAAAACGGTTCGCTTTTGTGGAAAGGATATACTTCAGAAATTGTATTTTCTGATTGCATAATAGAACCACAAAATCGGATAGAAAATCAAAAAATCTTAAAAGGCGAATTTTATGAAACTGTCAAAGCTGAATATTCCTCTATCAGTTCAGACATTGCGATAGAAGACAGATGTGGAGACGAAATCTTTTTAGACCTTGGGATATTGCAGAATCAATGTCAATAATCTTTGCTCATTCTGATTTTTCAATTGCTTAAAACTCCTTCTCCGTCATAGTGCAGAATTACCATTGTTCAGGTCGGGCGAAAATATCCCCATGTAGCCGGAAATAAAAAGCCACTACCATAGCTCTTTCAAACCTTGTACACTGGAAAGTGCCAACAGCCCAGTGGAAAGGAGCGTAATGAAAGAGGCAAGTGGTAATGGCTATGTGCCGATTATAGCACAAGCCATAGAAGAAATGAAAGCAGAATGGGGAGATACATTCTCTCTGGAGCAAGTCAACTTAGCTGAGCTCGAACGCCGTACCGGCATCTCCCGTGGAAAGTTACGTCGGCTCAAGAAGAACGGCTTTCAGGATAGCAGCTGAAACAGCAATTCCGGAAAACACAAGATCACCAAACTTACCGGGATAATGTACAATAACGGACCTGTTGACAAAGGTGGCGAATACGTCCGTTCTATGGTAGAATAACCATAAGGATGGATGTAGCATGATGGGACGCCAAAGCAGACAAATGGCAATGATTTTCGTAGATATAGAATCACTGATTCCAGAAACCCACCTGCTGCGGAAGATCGAGCGGATGGTATCCTTTAACTTCATTTATGATCTTCTGGCGCCATATTATCCGGCAACAGGCCGTCCATCTGTCGACCCTGTCAGTATGTTCAAAATGCTCTTGATCGGATACCTGTATGGCATCAAATCAGAGCGGCGGTTGGTGGAGGAAGTTCAGCTCAACATCGCCTACCGGTGGTTTTGCGGATTTGAACTGGATGACACGATCCCAAATCACTCCACATTCAGTAAGACCAGAACACGAAAATGGCAGCAAAGCGATCTCTTTCAGAAAGCCTTCTATAAAATAGTCAAGCAATGTATAGACAGCGGACTGATCGACGGAGAAGCTATGGCTGCGGATGGAAGCTACATTCCGGCCAACGTATCAAGAGAAAGCTGGATCAATGTAGAAATAGAAGTTGAACAGAGTATGCAAAGCTATCTCGATTCTTTGGATGAAGAGCTTTCCAATCAGCCGGGCTTCAAAAAGCCGCCAACAAAAATTGTAAGGAAGTGCCGTACCACCAGCCAAACAGATTCAGACAGCGGTTATATCAATCACGGCAGCAAACGCGGCATCGGGTATCTGATGGAAGCAACTGTGGACTGCAAACACGGCATTTTAACAGGCGTTGATGTATATCCTGCCAATGAGAAGGAAAGTCTTCTGGTCTTGCGGCATTTGGAACGGAAAATCAATCTTGGTATCCCAATGAGCCGGCTTGCTCTGGATCGCGGATATGAGACGGGCGCTGTTCACCGAGGGCTGGAGCTTCTGGGCATTACCGGATATATCCCCGCAATTCAGTTCTCCAATCCACCTGAGAA